GACGAACCTCTCGCGCGCCACCATTGCCTGAAGACCGTAGAAATCGGTCAGCCCGTCCGCATCCGCCTCATCCGTCCACGCAAGCCACAGCCGCTGGACCTGATCGCGCAGGGCCGGATCCTCGATCAGCGACGAGGGTTTGATCCCGTCCCCCACCAGGTTCGAGGCAAAGGCCTCGCAGGCATTGGCCGCATAGCCGTTGGTGACAACCAGTTCGCGCGACCGCGCCAGAAGGCGTGGACCGCCCGAAGCGACCAGAGAGTTGATGTTTTCCAAGGGCGGTTGCCAGCCGCGGAGCCGTCGCTGCGACATCGCCCCTTCCAGCCGGGCACGCACGGCTGTGGGGCCACCGGCCTTCCGGCGGCGGAATGCATCGAGCCAGGCCATGCGTCAGAGGCCTTTGCGGGTGATCACACGCACCTGCCGGATGATCTTGCGCCCCTCGGCGGCTGCGATCTCGCGGTCCAGCACCTCAATCGCCCGGTCGATCTCGGCGATGCTGCGGTAATCCACCGATCTGCCGTCATAACTCACCCGCGCCACGCCGCTGGAACGCTGCGTCGCGAGAGTTTCGCGGCGGGAGCGGAGGTCAGCAATCGTCGTCATGTCTACCTCATGTAACTTGATGGCACCGAGCGTCGCCGCGCGGCACTGCGCACCGCACGGATGGATCCGGCTGCGGCCTTGTCTTGTGACCCGTCACCGTTGCCGTCCCCGGCCACTTGCGTCTCAAGATCGACCCAGCGCGCCTCGGACCACCGATCTGCCCCGACGATCCAGGCAGCGGCGCGGGCGTAGACCCGGCAGTCCAGCGCCTCGTTGCGCTCGCGCAGTTTCTGCCACTCAAGCCGGGCAAAGCCGCGTTTGGTGCGCACGGTGACCAGTTCTTCCGCAACCAGCTGCTTCAGCCATTCGCTCTCCACCCAGTCGGGCAGATGCACAGTGCCGGGCGGATGCGTTGCCCCCTCGGCCAGTTCCTCCTTCGTCGGGCGCGGCAGGCCGAGATGGCGGTAGGTCTCCACCTTGAAGGTGGAGACGGCCACCGTCCAGAGCCGCGCGCCCCGGCGAAGGCGTTTGCCAGCGTCCGTCACATCGACATAGGTCGGGCCCGAGACCGGGCTTGACCGGTTGAACCCTTCGACACCTTTCACCGGTGCGACCTGCGCCACGCCCTGCCGCCGCGACCACGCGTAGACCGCCGGAGCCTCGTAGCCGGTGTCGATGGCGAGCTTGGCCAGCCGCAACTGCGCGCCGTTCTGATGGGCCCACGTTCGGTCCAGAAGCTTTGTCAGATCTGCCCACGCACCCTGATGATCCGGGCCGCCGTCGATCACGATGTGATCAACCAGCCAGCTTGTGCCGCCCCGGCCCCAGGCCCAGACGTCGACCTCGATCCGGTCCTTTTGCACGTCGGCTCCCGCGGTCAGGAATAGCCCGCCCGCAGGAACGATGCCCGGCTTCCATGTCTCGCGGCGATCATAGAGCCGCGACCAGTCCGGCGCTTCGCCCGTTTCCACCCATGTTTCGCCAAGGATCGTGTTCTTGAACGCCCGGATGGCCTCATCCGAGCCCTGCGCTGCCTCCCATGCCCGCACGATCCGCTCCCAGCTGAGCCAGCCGATCGGCGAATAGAGCGCCGAGAGGTGATAGCCGACGGTGCCGGGATCGGCGGCGGCAGCGGTTGCCCGCCACTCGCCTGCCTCCAGCAGTGCCGTCTTGTGATGTTGGCGATGGGCCGCTCGCAGCCCTCGCAATGGTATGCCGCCGCCTCGGGCCGCCCCTTGTCCCAGCGCAGCCGCTCGAACTTGAGCCATTGGAACTGGCTGCAATGCGGGCAGGGCACGAAAAACCGGCGTTGGTCGCTGGCGTCGTATTCCCGCTCGATCCGGCTCAGCCCCCGGATCGTCGGGGTGGAGACCAGAAACACCTTGCGCCGATGGGCAAAGGTCAGGGACCGCGCCTCAGCAAGGCTGACTGGATCCCCCTCATCATCGGCCGAGGCCGGATAGGCGTCGACCTCATCGAGGAAAATGTAGCGCGCAGGTGTCGAGCGCAGCCCGACCGCCGAGTTCGCCCCGGTCATGATCAGGATGCCGCCCGCGAATTCCTTCGACAGCATCGTGTTGCCCGCATCACGCGAGCGCGCCGGTTTGACCCGTTCGCGCAACTCCGGACTTTCATCGATCAGCGGATCGATCCGCTGGCGCGAGTTGCGTTTCGCCAGTTCCACGGTCGGCTGCACCGCGAGCATTGGCCCCGGTGCCTGGTGGATGGCAAACCCGATCCAGTTGTTCCCGGCTTCAGTCGCGCCGACCTGTGCAGCCTTCATGAACACGATGCGCTGGACCGCCGAACTCGGCGACAGCGCATCCATGATTTCGCGCATGTAGGGCGTGCGCGCCGTACGGTACCGTCCCGGTTCAGCGCTGGCGCGTGACCCCAGCATCCGGTGTGTATCGGCCCATTCCGACACCGTCAGATCGGCGTCCGGCCGCATCCCCCGACCCCATTCCCGCAATAGGCGATCTGCACCGTCGAAGGCGTCGGTCTCAGCGAAGGTCGATGCGGACCTCGGCGAGGCTGTCGAGTTGGGCACGGACATGGGCTTCCAGAACCTTCTGCATCATGACGGGCTCCAGACTTCCATGATCCGCGATCATCACCCCCAGTTCCGACGCCATCAGCGCCGCCGCCCGCGCAGGCCAGGTTACCCAGGCATCGCGTTCCTCCCGCGCCAGCCGGAACACCAGCCCCACCGCGCGATCCCGGTCGATCAGCTCGCACTTCAGTTTCGCGAGCTTCAGCTTGCGCTCCTGCGCCTTCAGAACCTCGTTTGCGGTCTTGGCCTGCAGAAAGGTCGTGCCGCCGCCAGTGACTGGTGGCACCAGACCGTTCTCGCGCAGGGTGTCACCAACCGCCGATACCGCGGTGTCGGGGACCGGCTTTAGTTTGGGTGCGGGTGGTGGCGCTTTCTTTGCCTCGCCCCGTTGCTTGGCGGGGTCCGTCATCGCGGCGCGGCGCGCATCGGACGCGGCCGCGTCAATCGATCCATCGGCGTGCTGAACCAGCCGCCCGGTATCCTTGGCTTTCTGGATCGCACCGCGCGACAGGCCGACATGGGCGGCATACTGACGCTCGCTCATCCCCTGCATCTCGCACCCCGCATCCTTCATAAAGCAATGATATTGCTTGGAAATGAGTTGATTACACTCTGCGAAGGAGCGATTCTGGGATCAGGAAATCACCCCTGTCCGGAGACCAGATCATGACCGCAATCACAACCATCCGCATAGACCACGCAGCGCTTCCCGCACACTTCGACCGCTCGCGCCCGAACGCCGTCGCCGAGGCCATCGAGGCCGCGCTGCGCGAAGACGGGATCACCGCCGAAGCCTCTGACGTGATCTCGCATCTCAAGATTGAGCTGCCGACCACCCAGCTTGCCGCCGCCAGCGCTGTGCTGGCCAGCTTGCACCTGATCTGAGGGAGAGCAGAACCATGAGCACACGCGCGCAGATCGCCATTCAAACTGGGCCCGAGGAATGGGCGCATGTCTATGTCCATTATGATGGATATCCCACACACATGCTGCCCGCGCTCGCGCGCTGGACGCCCGAGGACATTCTCGCAGCCAGTGAGATCAGGCAGGTGCGTGCCGATGAACTGGACGGCTTCGTGCCGCCACGCGCGCCGCAGATGCTGCCATGCCCGACCTGTCAGTTCTGCCACCTTTACATCTGGCAGGGCGGCACTTGGGCCGACATCACCCCTGATATCCCCATGCCTGAAAGGCCCCAGCCATGACCCTTGCCCTGAACTGCCTGCCCGAAGGTGAAACGCTCACTGATCTTGTCCGGCGCAACTGCGCCATCGGTTTTGACCTGCGGTTCTGTCGCAGCGTTGCAGTCAGTCCCGAGGATCGCGACACGATCACCTGCGACCCGGGCGAGGCGGAGTTCGCCACGCGTTATGCCCTCACCGATCTGGGCGAGGCCATCGCGATCCATGACGTCACGCTTTCCAGCGCCGGAGCCGACGAAGTGGCCTCAATCGCCCGCGCGCTGTTCGTGGCCATGGTCAACGCCCGCCGCGACCCGCCAGATGCTGCGCAGCGCCATGAGGCCGAACAGACGGCGCTGATCGATCCCGACCGGATCGGATGACATAGCGATGCACTATCATAACGAACTGATATTGCTTAGATTTGCCTACGAAAATCAGTCCAGAAGAGCGATGGTTGTCACAGGAAAACGATGCAACTCACCCCCGGAGACCAAGCCATGACCACCCGCCGCGCCACCGACAATTCCAAAGCCCTCGACGCATTCCTCGCCGCGAAGATCGAGATCGACGCGATGCTCGAACGCCTGACCACCCTCAGCGCGGACCATTTCGACGCCCATCCTGACGCGGTCAATTGGGGCCATGTCGGCACCCTCAATCATCATGCGGGCCTGCTGCGCCAGATCACCGACAGCGCCTTCAAGGAAGGCGAACACGCCAAGTAAAATCAACTTCTCCCGGTCACGCCCGCCGACTGGCGGGCTCGGCCTCGTAGAAGGGTGGGCATTCCGCGCGCCCCGATACGGAGACGACGATGACCCAGCTATCCGACACCCAAACCCTGATCCTGAGCGCCGCCGCCCAGCGGCCCGAACACATCGCCCTGCCACTGCCCGAAAACCTGCGCGGCGGTGCCGCCGCCAAGGTGGTCGGCGCGATGATCGCCAAAGGCTTCCTCGAAGAAGTCGATGCCAACCTGCGCCGTGACGAACCCGTCTGGCGCGAAACCGGCGACGGCCACGGCACTACGCTGGTCGCCACCGATGCGGGCCTCGCCGCCATCGGCATCAAGCCAGACGCCGCGAACACCGCGACCGTGGGCGCGGCGGACGCGCCGACCGAGGAAGCCTCGCCCGATACCCCCTCCGAACCCGACTCCGCGCCCAAGCCGCGCACGCCGCGCGAGGGCACCAAGCAAGCCAAGCTGATCGCCATGCTCCGCGCCGACGGCGGCGCGACCATCGAGGAGATCATGACCGCCACGAATTGGGCTTCGCACACGATTCGAGGTGCGATGGCTGGAGCGCTGAAGAAGAAGCTCCGGCTTGAGGTGACGTCCGAGAAGGTCGAAGGACGTGGGAGGATCTACAAATTGCCCGCTGTCTGATCGCTCAGCCCGGGAAGATCACGATGCCGCCGTCCCACCCGGGGCGGCGGTTTTTCATTGCCAATTTAGCAGATCGCGGGCCGCCGCCTGCAGAATGTCCTGCGCCATTCGGGGCTCGCAAGTTTACATGCCACCCAGCTCGGGATCGCCGACGTTGTCCTCGAACCACTGCCGACCCTCATCCGAGATCGGACGCAGGACGACGATGGTCCCGTGATCGTTGATCTCGATGTGTTGCCATTCTGACATGTGCCAAGGCTAGCATCCGTCCTCCGGCACCGCCAGCGGGGTCAGACCCGTCGCAATCGCTCGAACAACCGCCGCAAGGCGTAGCTGCGGCCAATTGATACGATTGTGAAAATCAGCCCCAGCTTCAGGTTCTGTGCCAGCGTCGTGTGCAATCCGAAAATCGGGAAGATCAGGATCTGGGTGACAACCGCGACCCCATAGCCCACGACGACATTGGCCCCCGCTTCAACCAGCGACATGGCGCGTGACTGCTTCATGCTGGCGCCACCTCATCCATCGGCCAGCAATTCAACTGCGAGAGTTCGCAGCGCATGTGCCGCAACCAAGGGAACCACTCCGTTGCCACAAAGGCGAAGCCGGTCCACCCGGTGGGCCAGCCCATCAGCGCCTCGACGAACAGCGGGTTCAAGGTCCGGCGCACATCGGAGGTACCGCTCCCAGCCATCGGCATCACCAGGACCTGGCGGCCAAGCAGGCCGTTCACCGGCGTGTTCGCCAATGTCGTCGCCCCATCCTTGTGGTCCCGCGCCGTGGGCGTCATCCACATGCGGCTGGCATGGGTCAGATCGGCTGTGCGACGATTGCCTGCGCTTGGCTTGCAGCCATCGTTCGCCATCGGCGTTGGCCAGTCCCGCGCCATGCCGTCCAGACCCTACTCGTCGCGCCGCTCGCCACCCCGGCTGCGGAAACTGTCGCCCTGCGGCGTCGGCGCGAGCCGGATCATTTCCGTCAGATTGCTCCCGCCCGAGCTACAGGGTCACAAATACTTGACCGCACCCCTGCGACTGCTTATCTGAGATCCTCAACAAGGTTGGGAGCTTGCTTATGCCTTTGCCATTTTTAGCCATTGCAATACCGATACTTCACTCTTCAGGCGCTTGGATCGCCTCTACAGGTGCGGCAGGTTACATTGCGGGCACACTCTCAAGCACTTGGATTGGGGCATTTGTTCTCGGGAACAGCACCTTACTCAGCAGTCTTGGGCTGGTATCGGCGGCCGGTATTTTCGGAGCGACTGGTGGTTT